GTCTCGGGCTGATCCGGCAGGATGAAGCGGAACGGGAGTGCGTAGTAGGTGTTGTCCCGGGACACAGTCCCATAGATTGGCTCCTGCGTCTCGCTGTCGAGCTGGATGAACTTGGTGGCGTCCGAAGAGATGCGCACCGGCTCTGACAGCGTCGGGTGTGTGATTGTCATGAGCACCACCAGCGGGTCATCGGAGTCGTACTCCTTCACCCACTTCTTGTACTCTTCGGAGGTGATGATATTAGCCATGGGCTAGCTCCCCGTCGTCCCACTGCCGGATGTACCCGTAGTGTCCGACGTCCCTGATGCCCCCTCCGTCCCCTTCTCGATGTATGGCCACATCTCGAGCCTGAGATCGATCTGGTAGTGGATACCGTCCCTCGGCTTCACGACCGGGGCCTCGGCGAAGCGGCAATACTTGTACTTGAAGCTGTCCTCAGGATCAGGCCACCAGAAGGACCTTCCTTCGACAAGCTTCGCGAACTCCTCAAAAGAGCGGCGCTGGCTCCTGCGGAGAAAATAGGAGCACTGGATCTGCGTCATAGCCGAGGATGAGCGCTTCCTCTGGCGCTTCGGCCCGACGTCGAACTCTGACGTAATGACATCTCTGCCCATAGTCCGCTGGTACCCGTCGATGAGCGGATCCTGCGGGAGGTCCGTGGGCCACATCACCTGAGATAATGCCATATCCTACGCTCCTCTCTGCTGGCGCTTCACGCCGTACACGCCCTGTATAGCCTGAGCGACCATGCCGCCGTTGCCGCGCGTGATGTCCTGCGCCACCACCTGACGGATGTAGACCGTGACGTCCATGCCGCCGTCGTTGTTCCTCTGCTGGCGTGCTTCCGCCTTTGTGATCTGACCTGTCTCGTTTACGACCTCTATATTAATAGGGACATTCACTCCGCTCCCGGACGATTCCACGCCGAGCCGGCCATTGCTCATGCGCCTGAGGGGCATGACCGCTTCGGGACCGGCCTCGCCCATGACGCCGCCCTTCGCGAAGGCCTTAAGATGAGAGCTGTAAGAGAAAAGTGTCGGCCTCGTGACTATCCGGCCGGAGTAGTCGCCGATACCGGTGAAGACATTGCCGTTCGCGCTGGCCGTAGCCGTCGGAGCGCCGAAGAACCCGCCCAGCATGCTGGAGAGCGGGCCGGTGATGCTCGCCCTGATGGCGATTCTGGCGAGGTCAGAGATGACGGAGTTTGCGAAGTCAGTGAAGCTTAGTTTCCCCGTTGTTACGAAGTTAGCCAGGGCATCTTCCATTCCCCCGAAAACCTGCGAGACGGCGTCAGACATGGACTTTGTCCAGTCTTTTGCCTCCTCTCCGTACTGCCGGAGAGCCTGGGCCAGCGCCATACGGGGGCTCTGGTCAAGCTGGGCCTTCAGGAGGGCCACGCGGTTCTGCACGTCCTGCATGGGGATCCCCAGAGAGGCCCACTCCTTGGCCTGTTTGTCGATGAGCTCATTTTGCAGCTGTAGGCTCATGGCGTAGTCGCCAGACTCCTCGGCGTACTCCCGGTACCAGTCTGCCCTTTCCTTGAGGTGCTGATTGTTTAGCTGGTCGAGGTCGGACTGGGCCTTGAGCGTGGCCTGCTCCTTCTCGAGTGAGGCCATCTCTTCAGCCTGGGCGGCCGTCGCCTCCTTTCTGCGGATGGTCTCCTGAGCCTTGACGTCCGCGTTCTTTATCGCTGCTTCCTTCTCAGCGTTAATCTTCGCCGCCATCCTGTCATAAGTGGTCAGCGTGGGATCAGATGCCTGCCGGAGGGCCTCCACCTCGTTGCGCATCTTCTCGAGGTTGACGGAGTAGCGCTGGCTGTTCTCTGCGAACGTCTCCGCGGACGACTTTTTGTGCCCGGAGCCCTTTCCGCCAGATGCGCCTATCTTGGCAATCTGGTCCTGCAGTGACGCGACAGACTCCCCGATATGCGCGGACTGCCTGTAGGCATCGGCGTCAGCCTGGGTGAGTTCCCCATTCTTCACGGCGGTAGAGAGGAGCGCGTCCGACCTGCGCAGGGCGTCGATCTGCCCCCGCAGTTTCGCCCTGCGTCCGGCGTCAGTTTTTGCGAAGACGTCCTGAGAGGCTTTTCTGATATTGGCGAGCTCCTCGCTACGCTTGTCCGCCTCCTGCTTTTTGCGCCGCTTTTCAGCGGCTTCAGCGTCTTTTTTGGCCTTGGCGGCCGCGTCCTGCTGGTCGAGTCCCGCGCGCTGCTGCTGCGTGTACCCGTACCCCACCAGGACGCCGTTCTCATCAAGGATGGGGTGCTTCTTCGCGCCCTGAGACGCGAGGCGGGCATTCTGGGAAGACTCTTTCTCCGCCGCCGCGGCCTCGTCGTTCCTCGCGGTCAGATATTCCGTGATGAACTGGATGATATGCCTTGCCGGTCCTGACGCCGCCAGTCTGGCCTTATACTCTTCCCAGGCGTTGAGCATCTGGTTGAGTTTGCCCTGGGTCGTATCCGCGGCCCGCTTGGCCGATTCGGAGTATTTCTCCTCCAGAGCGGCGGCCAGCTTTGGGAGAAGGTCTTCTGCGGTCAGATTGCCATCAGCCATGAACTTATCGAGCTGGGCGGTGGTCATCCCCATCGCGTCAGCCGCAAGCTGGAAAGCGCCGGGGAGAGCTTCACCCAGCTGTCCACGTAGTTCTTCCGCCTGGACTTTTCCCTTAGACATCATCTGGCCAAGGGCCAGAAACACACGGCTCATCTCATCGCCGGACAGCTGCATGGCCGCGCCGGCATCGGTGAATGCCCTGAAGATGTCGTTCACCTGCTGGGCGAGGCTTGAGTTCATGCCCGCGGCAAAAAATGTCTTGGCCGCCTCGGCGCCGGAGCGGAACTGCTGACCAACGCTGTTGAGCTCGTTCTTCACAAAGTCGAGCTGGGCCCCTCCGCCCTCTCCGAAAATAGTCTGGTAGGACGTCTGGAGCTTTTCCAGCTCCATCTGCGACTCGATGGCCGCTTTCTGGAAAGCAAGGAGGCCGGCCGCTGCCCCGCCGATAGCGAGCTTCGCCGCGCTAAACGCCGCGCCCATAGACTTCATGGCTCCGGACACGTCGCCGATGCTGGCCTTGAACTTCGCCATCTGCAGGTTTCCGTATCCGGTCTGCTTCTGGATGTCGGCGTAGGCCTTCGCCAGCTGGTTCTGCTGGGCCGTCCTGAGCATCGCCTGCGAGAGCTTCTCCATCTGAGAGACGCTCGTGCCGGCCTTCTGGGCGAGCTCCTCAAGCCCGCTGATTGCAGGCCTGAAAGAGCTGGTGGACTGCGTCCGGACACGTTTTATGGCGGAAGACAGCTTCGTCAGGCCGGAGATTGCCTGCGTCGGCGTAATGGCGTTATTCAGGGCATTAGAGATCGCAAGGCCGTTCTCTCTGGCGATGCCGCGCACACGGGCAAGGTCCTTCTGGAACTGCGTGTAATCGCCCCTGACCGCTACGTATATGGCGCCTGCCATCACTTCACCTCAACTTTAAGGAGTATCCCATGAAAAAAATCATCATCACGCTTATGCTTCTGGCGATGCCCAGTCTGGCTTTCGCAGAACAGGGGGAGGGAGACAAGGAGCTTGCCCTCTTCATAAATCTGACCGGAAACCTCTGTGCAAAGGTCGTCAGCGTACATAAGCTGGAGGTTCCCGACTACTTCGAAGTCCGGTGCATCGAGTACCGCGGGGGGACAGGAACGGTCGACTACCTCGTAAACTTCGAGGAGCAAAAGGTCATCAAGAGGTAGTCTTCCTCCTGCTGGCGGCTCGGGCCTCGTTCTTCCTGATGACGTTCTCCACGGCCCTGACCTTCCGCCAGAAAGCAGGGCTCGTCTCGAACCCGAAGTCATCAGCAAGAGTCTTGAGGGCCACATAGTCGAATCCGATCGTCCCCCCGAAGCCTGTACGTATCTGCGTAGCCCCCGCCATGAGCAGCTCCCATGCCTCCTCATTGCCCGGGAGGAGCTCCGGCGGGCGGCCATCGCAGTCAGCGCAGTGGCACTCGCTTCCCCTCTGGCGGGCGGCCTTCCGGCAGGTGTCACAGAATTCTGCGCCATTACCGGTAAGCCACTCCCAGAGGGATGCTAGTTTTTTTCTTCTTCCTTTAGTCCGTAGGTCTCGGCTGACACGCCCCGGTTGATGGCGAGGACGTCGGGGAAGGGGAGCTCATCAAGCTGTTCCTGCGAAAATCCGGCCCTGCGGAGAGTCTCCCAAAGGAGGCTCCAGTCAGTAGCCTTCGGCATGGCGTCGAGCTCGCGGACATCTTTGCCGGTCAGGGGGCGGACGACAATGGTCTTACCGGTGGAAAGTTTTACTTCTCTCATTGTGGTCTCCTAGTCAGCGTAAGAGGCGACGTCATTTTTGAGCGTCACCTTGCAGACGGTGTTCTCGGTCGAGTCATTATAGTAGGCCACGAAGGGGTACTCGACTTTAATGCCTGTCGGCCCCTCCACGGTCGGCCCCTGGTACTGGATTTGCACTTCGGGCAGAAGGAAGGAGAGCGAGGTATTGTCATCTATGGAGAAGGTCAGCTCCAGCGCCATCTCCTTGGATGTCTGAGCCTCTTCCAGCATGGCCAGCGACGTGAAGAGGCAGGTCACAGAGCCGGTCACGCTCATGATGCCCTCGGGGATATCGTAGAGCTTGCCCTGGCTGCCAAGAGTGCGGGTATCCGTGTCGAGTCCGTTGTCGAACGTGAAGCTGAAGGCCGTGCAGACAGCGAATTCCTTCCCGTCACGCTTTAATGCGGCCTGAAAGTTCGAGAATCGCTTTAAGGTAACGGGAGCGGCCTTGTCGTTGTAGTTTGTCTGGGAAAATGTCCCGATCTGGCCGGCCATGGTGATGGTAGCCGTCAGCTCATCATCGCCACCGGCGGAAAGCTGGAGCTGGCTCACCTTACATCCTGAGTACAGGCCAAAAGTCTCTGGCTCTGTGCCGTAGGAGCACTGGAGCACAGTCGAGGGAGACTCCTCTTTTGGCTGGAATACGTGCGTGTATGGGGCGGCATCGCCGCTTGTCACAGGCTTTCCAAAGAGATTCCGGAGCCACCACCCAAAGGCTCTGGCGTCTACGGGTACCTCGATGTCACCGGACGTCTTAACGTTCCCGTCAAAAGGCTCCACTGGGTCACGGCGTCCGATCAGCGTCTTGGCGCTGTTCTTGGCCCTGTTCACCGTCAGCTTGAAGCTGTTGATGGGAAGGATGACACCGCCATGCGTTTCGGGCGCCGCCCCAAAGGACTCCTCGAAGTCCATCAGGCACTCTGTCTTGTAGCCTCGGGCTATCTTTTCGATTGCCATTTTTATTCCTCCAGCATCCAACAGGTATATTCCATAGTGATGCGGTAGTAATTTGTTTCAGATTCATACGTATCGCTGTCCTGTACGAGATGAGCGCCGAAGACGGCACCTCTCGCTGGAACAGCGTCCCTGACGGCCTTCGTCACGGCCTTGGCTTCTGCGTAGGTACGCGCCCAGACGTCGACCTGCATCTCGATCTCCTCGAGGCCGGAGCGTCCCCCCAAGATGTTGGCGGGCGTGCCGCTGACGCGCTGGAATGTCACGCACGGGAGATACGTGCCATCGGGGATGATCAGTGCGAAGACCCTGTCTCCCACAAGAGCCTTCAGGGCGGCGTTGTTCTGAAGAGCCGCAAGAAAGACGGCCTCGAAGTCAGCTCCGGTCAGGCTCATGACAGCTTAACCCTCCCGAGCCTCGCAATGACGCTCCGTTTGGCCCGCCGGAGAAAAGAGTGCGCCGGCACATGACCGACCACCCTGCCGTCATGCGTAACCATGGCGTGGCCGAACTCCACGAGGTGCGCGTGCGGCGCCGTAGCCTGGACGATGTATCCCCCCAGCTCGTACCGGGACTTTTTGACACGGATGCTCCGGCGAAGCGCCTGATGCCGTGTCTTTTGGCTTCCATCCCTGAAGGCCGTGCTGGCAGCGGCCGCCGAGGCGACCTGACCCGCTACAGCCTCGAGGATCCTGTCAACGTCAGGCTGCACGCTCCTGACCATAGTCTGAATGTCGGCGTCGGACATCTCTACCCATGCGTGCTCACCGCTGGACCGTCTGCTCATACGATGCCTCCTGACACATCAGCACCATAGTCTGACGTGTGTTGTCGGGAAGGATTGATATGATGTTGTATAGCCTCCCGTCCTGAGTGCAGAGGCGCCATGACAGGCTTTTCAGCCCGGAGCGGTAGCGGATGCGGACCCGCTGCGTGACCTGCGACTGAGCCTGCTGCGACGCGAAAAACTCCGTACCGCTCATAGCCTCGAAGGATGCCCATACGGTGCCACGCTCTACCCACTCCTGGGTCATGCCGCCGTAGGCGTCCTTCCCCTTCACGTATTCCTGTAACGTCACTCTGTGGCGGAGCGTTCCGATCCTCATCAGAACCCCCCGTGGATGACGTAGTCGTCCAGCAGACTGTCGGAGAAATTGTGCGAGAACTCCTGGAAGTTTGATCCAATCGTGAAGTTCTCGCGCTGCTCATAGAGCGTGGCCACGCGCACCCTGACCCACTGCCTGACAGGCTCGGGCACATCGGTGTAGCCGCACGCCGCCCTGATCCAGATCGTACCGGCGGGGAACCCGTCACCGGGGACTACGGTGACGATATCCGCGTCTCCCGCCGGCCGGCTGGAAGTGTGCCCTATGGAGTACAGAGACGCATCCACCTCCGATGTCCCCGCGGCGTCAGTCAGGATACTGACCGACGTGCAGGGAACCAGCGGCAGTGTCACCGGCTCCGTGATACCCCCCTCGCACGTGACGAGGTAGTCCCGTCTGGCGAGGACACGGTGCGTGATATGCTCAGCCTCCGTGCCGGCCGAAAGGATCAGGCTCTGGATCAGAGTATCCTCCGCGTCCGAGTCGACACGGAGGTAGAGCTTTATGTCGGCCAGCTCGACCAGCGGGCCAGCCGCAGTGAGAGGGGAGTATGTCAGTGTCACCGCTTCTTCTCCACGGGCTTCTTCTCTTTCGTGGCCGTAATGGGGGCGGCGGCCCCGCACTGCAGAGCCACCTTCGCCACCTCGTCATCCTCGATGACGGTACCGGCCTCATAGTCCACGGGGATACACCCGCGATGCCAGTACCGCCACGGTCTTGTCAGTCTGACCGGCATAGGCTAGGCCGCACACTTCAGGAATTTGACTGCCTGAGTGTTGGCGATCATCGATCCGACACGCTTTGTGGTGTAGAATGCGACAAAGGGTTTATTCGTGTAGGGATCTCTCAGGGACCTGATGCCCACTCGATCGAAGATGACATATGCCTGCTGGAAGTTTCCGAAGACCACGGGGATAGCGCCGGCTCCGGCAGAGGGCATGTCCTCGTTCGTGACATACCCATAGCCGAAGATGGAGCCGGGCTGGCCATTCTGCATAGCCGGCTGCCAGATGTAGTTACCATCCCCGTCCTTCCACTTGCGCATGGTGGCGAGCGTCATGCTGTTCACCATGAACTGGGCGCCGGTACGGTATCCGGCCTTCATCGAGTAGATGAGGTCGATAAGAATATCGGCCGGATCCTTGGCAGGGAAGTTATCAGCAACGCCGGTTGCGATGTGCTGCACAGTCCCGAAGGCCCTAGCGGAGTCGGCTTCCGCGGACGTTTTGGCCGTCAGCAGACCCACGGGCTGATTCGTGCCGGTGCCGGAAAGGAAGGCCTTCCCCTCGAGGACGGCGAAAGACTCGGAGATGTCCTGCGAAAGCTCGCCCTCCACGTCGAAGAAGATGTCATCGAGGGCCTTCTGCGTCACTTCCGGATTGGCATACAACTCGCCGAAGGAAGGCTTCAGCTGAGCCAGAGTCGGGCCGGCAGTAGCGGGACGGGCGTCAGTCTCGCCCACCCAGCCGGAAGCGGTGCCGCCGAGGTTGACGAGCTTCCTGTAGTCCTCTGTACCGACAGTCATGACCCTGCACACCTGGCGCATGGGGGAGAGGTCAGTCAGCAGGCGCATGATGTCACGGTCCTGCTGGATGGGGACGGCGTATCCGCCATCAGCCGGAGTACCGACATTCATCGCTTTGTGCTCGATGTCAGCGAGTCCGGCATCGTCTCCCTTACGGACCCACTTGAGCCAGGCAGATTTATGCTCGGCCTGCAAGGCTTCGTCTCCTTCTGCTCCGGGGGCACCGGGGCGGTTCGCCTTTTTGGCGAGCTCATCAACGGCAGCGGAGAGACGGCCGAGTTCGTCATTGATTCGCTCGGTTTTCTCTTCCAGTTCGGAACGACCCTCATCCTTTTCAATGGCCGCGAGGCGCTCGTCGTTGGACTTTTTAAATTCTTCAAAGGCCTTGCCCTGCTGTTCAATAAGTTCTCTGATTTCGTCAGACATTTTTAATCTCCTCGCCCCTTAGGGCGGAAATGTTACGCCGCAGAAGCGCGGCTATTTCGGCATCTCCGTCTCCGGCATCCCGCAGGGACAGGGACTTATACCCACCGGCCAGAATACCCTTCGCTTCGCTCCGGGAGAAACCCGCTTCCCGCAGGGCCCTCTCGGCGTCGCGTATAGAGGCACGCTGGCCGCTTTTTACATATTCAATCCTGGCCTCGTCATTGGCCGGGAAAGTCACAAGAGACAGCTCCACCAGGCCAATTCCGGTGATGTGGCGGATACTCCCGCCGACTATCTCCTCGTCTCGGGAGTCCGTGACATAGTATCCTATAGAGAGTCCGTTGATGGCCGGTCTCGGCGTCATCTTCATCAGGGTATAGAGCTCGCGGCCCCTCGGGGTATCAGCGAGCTTCCCCTCCACGTAGAGACCGTGGTCATCTTCACGCATTTCTGTCCATACGCCGACAGGCGTCATATCCTGTGAGGAGTTCCCCCAGCCTCCATGCTGGGCTAGCATGGCCGGCCAGACTCCAGAAGATTTGAATTTCGAAATGGTAGCAGAGAATGCCCCGGGCTCGATGATGTCATCATAGGCGTCGAGGACACCGAAAACGGAGCCGTAGCCGGAGAAGGTCATCTCGGCACCGCTGTCACCGGCGGCCTTGATCTCACATCCTATCCTTGTCCTGAGAAGCATCTTCGTCTCCTTCATCTGTATTTTTCCCCGGTTCTTCCATGTTGAGCGGAACACGGTATTCATCTCCGCCTTCATATGGATTCATGTCCTCGAGCTCGCGTATCTCGTTGGGGCTGATTGCCCCGATATTGTAGAGCTGAGTATAGAAGCTCGCTCTGTCCGCGCTTGCGCCTCGAAGCAGTGCGTTGACATTGAACTTGAAATAATACCCAAGCCTGCGCTCCTTGGCTGTAAGAAGCCACCTGTCCGCGCTTTTCTCTATGCAAGAATACCACGGCCCGAGGCAGTATACAATATGTTGTATGCTCTTCTGCTCCACTGAGGCGAATGTGGCGGCCTTGTCAGAATAGCCGATCATGACAGGATCAACCCCAAATGCGCGGCATATCTCTTCTACCTGATACCTTCGTGTCTGATCATACTGAGATA